TAGTCCAAATACTTTAACAGTTCTTGCACCTGTTCCAACACTAGTATCATTTACATCAGATGAACTTATATAAACTGCTTCCGCTGAAGTTGGATAAACATAAATTCCACCTTGCGACCAAATAGTTTCTTCTACATTAGTAATTGCAGGATTATCTCCAAATTTATAAAGAGCATTAACACCAGGTATCTTACCTGCTGCAACATCTAAACCAAAAGGTAGTTCTCTATTTATATTATTACAACTCATGTTACCTCATTGTATACCAAGAAAATCTTTCGACTTCTTGTCGAAGCTCTTCTTGAAATGTTGTATTTAACTGATCTTTAATTGTTCTAATAGATTGAGCAATTTGTCTTTGATTCTCAGAAGTATATTCTGGTGTTGGTTCTGGTATGTTTACATTTACTTTAGCCATAATTAATTCCTAAATGCTGCGTGTTGTCCTGTAGTCATACCACTACTTAACATTGCACCACCTGCGTTTTGGCCTCCACCACCATTTCCACCAGAAGTTGGTTGCATAGGCGCTGTGTATTGTTTAGCCTTAGCTGCAGATTGTGCTGCTTGTTCTTGTCTTAATTGTTGTTGTCTTGAAAATTGATTTGCAATAAAAGCATTGTATGCCAATTGGTTAGGTGATGTGTATGTTTGTGTAGGCATCAAATTTCTTTGAACATTTTGTCTAGTTACGTAGTCACCATAATTACCAAATAAACTTCTAACATTAATACCCATAGGATCTTTCATAAGACCAGATTGAGGATCTCTATAAAAACCACCTAGTCCTTGTTTAGCTTGTCCCATAGATTCTGTAATAAATTGTTGATCAGCAACTGGTAGATCATCGAATCGATCTAATTTATCTATACCTGCCATAAGTAAACCTACAGGTGAAGGAAAAAAACCAAATCTTTCTTTGATACCACCATACAAATCAGATAGTCCTCCAGTAATTCTTTGTCCTGCTCCAGATAAATATTCAGGAACATTTTGTAAATACTCTCTTCCTCTTTCAGCTAATGTTTGAAATACATTTTGATTTCTGCCGACACTTATTACTGCCTGTTTATAAGATTCAAAATCAGGATATCTTGCTTGAAGAGCTCTATCTGTACTGTATTGTTGAAATAGTTGTTCTTCGTTCATTATCCCCTCATTCCGTCTGGTTGTACATCTGCTCTAAAAGTTCCAAATCTCCAGTTTTGATCCGTAGATGTATTTGCAATTCTTAAACTTGCAAATCTTGATCTTGCTCGAGTATCTACTTTATCAGTTGAATTTGTAATTGTAAACGGACCTAAAGGTGATGATGTTGCGGTGTCCGTTGGGTAGTCTCTTAAATTAATTGTTACTTGAGCATCACCCGTTAATAATTTAAAATCAGGTACAAATCTTCTCATACTCATAAAGAATTGACCATCACCTCCTGCAGATAAATCAAAATCTCCAGATTGTATGAAAGCAGGTATTGCTGTTTTATTTCCAGCTGAATCTACTTCATTATTTCCTATTTCGTGTGCGTAATAAGTACTAGCGCCATTTACATTGGTTACTCCTTGAATAACAGGAAAAGAAGGAGTACCGGAGTTGTTAAATTCAGTTGCATATGGATTGTCATATAAAGTTGAGTCGTGCCAAGAAGTTCTTGATAATGATCCAGTTGTCCAAGTATTTTCTGTATAATTATAAGTTACCACTCTATCTGGTTCTGTCGATCCATCTTTAGGATAAAACCAATTTAATTCTTCATACAAATGATTTAAACCTGCATACACTTGTTCACCAGCATTATAATTTATTCCAAGGTTATCCCCTTTGTTTGTAAATACAAAATCCTCTACTAAACACGGTACTGATTTTACTGTACCATCATAAACAAAAACCCCACCTGCTTGACCCATCCACCATACAGCACCGTTAACATATTTTAAAGCATGCTGACCTATTAAACCACAATTACTACCTACTTGTCTTATAGAAAATGTAAATGGAGGTCCAACGAATTGCATAACATATGCAGAGGTATCGGTAAGAATTAAAATATAATCTTTTGCTTTTGCAGCCCCGACAATTTTAACACCAGAATCTAACCTAAATGTTCCAGCTGTGTTAATAGAGGTTGGAGTATAATCAGATATATCTTCTTGATCAGAAAATCTTATAAACATTTTATCTTGAGAAGACTCACTACCTATTGTTGTCTCAGTTCCAAGCATAATTAAATGTCTATCCCTTTCAGATACAATTGACATAACTGATCTTGTGGGTGCATTAGCCACTGCTGTTGCTCTTATTTGTAAAGCAGAAGCGGAGGCTGAAATCGGATCCCATTCAAAGGTTTTTCCATTTTTTACAGTTGCTATTAATTTTTGTCCAAAATGATCTAAAGACCATGACGCAGGATCAAGTAATACTGATGATGTCGTAGAAGCTTCTCCCCAAGCAGTATAGAATTCAACTGATGCTCCATCAGAGTGAGCTGATCTCGTTCCAGCTACATCTCTTGTGATATTATTTAAATCGTTTCCAGTAATTCCGTTATAAGAAATAAATTCAGCTCCAACTTTAATCGTGCCTGATGTTGGAAATCCTACTACAGAGTTTAATGTTATGTCTGTTCCAGTTCCACCTGTTCCGTTTGTGTCGTCTAAAAGAGCTCCATTTAACGTGGATATAATACCAGATGCACCACCAAAGGTAGAGGTTCCCCAACCGTAGCCATAACTTTGAGTTAAAGGTCCTGGTTTTATATAGGGGTTAATTGTAGCAGAGCCACTTGCAGACGTTGTTGCTGTAGCAGTTGAAGCCATTGTAATAGTGAAAGTATCGTTATTAGGTATGGTAACAACTTGAAAAGTATTTGTTTGAAAATCTGCTGCCACATATCCTGCGCCTGATGGTGGAGTCACTGATGTAAATGTGAATAAATCTCCCACAGATAATCCATGAGCTGTTTTGTTTACGGTAACCGTTGCTGAGGTATCTGTAGTGTCAAATGTAATTCCAGTGATAGCAGTATCTAAAGGAGTAATATCATAAAAGGCTCCCTCATAATAAATAATTAATGTTTTATTGGTTCCTAAAGCTGCGTATTTACGTCCATCTAAATCAGCCCAAACCAACTGTTCTCTTACAGCACCAACTAAAGTTTTAGAATTAATCTGTTCCCAACCACCTATTTTTTCAGGTAGTCCATATCTGAATCTAACAAAATCACCATCAGTCCATTGGCCTTCAGCGCCTGTGGGTGTGACTTGTTTATTAAATCCTGGTCTTATCTGTACATTTGTTAAAGGCATGCGTAATTATAGCATTCTACCATATTGATTGTAAGCCATAATGCCTTCTTTTATCTTTAAAGAATTCTCTATTAGGACCATTTTTATCAACGTAATGTATGAATACTTGAGAACACCAATCACCTTTAAATTCTTCTCTCCAATGTAAAACTTCACAACCCAAATAAACTGCCGCATCTCCCGGTGCTAAATCTATAGGTGTACCATCCATATATATTGGCCATGAAGTTCCATCAGATCCAATATTAACTGTTGTACTTATTTCACAAGAAGGTCTATCTTTATGTTTTGGAAGGTCAGCAAATTTAGTATAACACCTCCAAAAAGTATAAGTTGGTAACAATTCCAATTCAGTTTCTTTTTGCATTAAAGGTAACTTTTGTATCATTAAAGACTCCATAATAGGGTCTCCATAAAAATTTAAATCTACTACACCTGGTTTGTTGCTTTGATCATTAGTATCATCATGTCTAATTCTAAGTATAGTATAATCTCGCAATAGATTAGTTTCTTCTTGTGTTAAGAAGTTTTTAATTATTTTGTATTTAAAATCTTTTCTTATTTGCATATTATAAAAACCATATTACGATAGCATATCGCGTACCATTCTTTACAAGATTTGCCTTATGTGGATATAAAAAATTTGAAGGAAATATAATAGTTCTTCCTACTTGAGGTTTTACTTTTTTAGATTCTTTTAAATCGGGAGAAAACATTTCAAATTCTCCACCATCAAAATCATCATTTATAAAAGTTACAACACTAATTGTTCTTGGAATTGTTGCAAAATGATCTACGTGAGGAGTATAAAAACCTCCCTCTTTATATTTTAGAACTTCAATTTGACTTGCTTTATTTACTGTTGCTTGTGGTGCTCCTGGTATGTAGTATTTTTTTATAGCATCATAGGTTGCATTTATAAAATAATTACACCAACGAACATGAGTAAGTTCTTTACTGTATCTATGCCAACATAAAGTTTCAGTGTTTCTGATTTCTTTATTTACTTTTGAATTTTTACCACCACCTACGTAAGCGTCTTTAAAATCTAATTCTTTGCAAATTTTATAAAATTTTTCTAATGTTTTTTTTGGAAATATACCATCAATTACTTTAACATATTGTCCAACTCCATATGGATCTACTTGCATTGTTTTTTACTCCAAAAATCTAATTTGTAGTTATGTACAAATCTTAAAGGATATAATAAATTATGTAAAATTTTATTTTTAATTTTAGATTTTGTTACATTCATTTTCCAGTTATCTCTTTTAAATGGAATGACTTGTGCGTAAGGTGTTCCTTTAACTATTGTTGTATCTAAATTAGGATATTTATCTCCATTAAGAACTATTGGAAAATTAATTTCCCTATCAAAAGTATCCGTATCTACAATACCTGGAATAATGCTAAATCTGTCATCTGTATTATTTAGTGGTGGAACAAATAAACAAGAATAACCTGGAGGTGTTTTAATTATCCAAGGATTTAATATTTTGTAAAAAGGTAAATTTTTATTTTTATCTACTAAAGGAGATCCTTTTAATTGAAATGGGGAATGAACTTGTGGTTTACCATTAAAATTTATATTTATCCCAAGATCTGCTCCTCCCATAAGAGGAGTGGCAGAAAAACTATCTTTTCTATCCTTACCTTGTTTATCTTTAACAGTTTTGTTGTGTTCTATTTTAAAATCTACTGGAAGATATAAACAATAACCAAAAGTTAATGTATCTAAAAAAGGCATACATCCTTTAACTGTTCTGTAATTAATTTTGTGTTCTAGTTTTTTATACCACTCTGGTATATTTATTTTAATTGGAGTTGGATGATTTTGTTTTAAATTATAATAAACTTCTGGCGCACTAAACTCAATTATTTTTTCAAACATAAAAATGTTTTATAATTGTATATAGACTATAGCAAGTTTAAATTTAACCTATTTGATATTCGTGTAAAAAAGTAATTGAATTGTCTACACAATGTTGTTCCCAATTTATAGGATAAGTTAATGAAGATGTATCTACTTGAGATAAAACACCTAAATAATTTTGTAATTGAGTTGCTAATTGTTTTCCTTGATTTTTAGAAATATACAATTTTGCTTCTTTTTTAAAATTATCAAACTTTTCTTTTAAAGCGGCTTCATTTTGTACAGTTGATGAAAATTTATCAATAAAAGAAACAGCTCCATTATTTACTACAATATCTTTTTGATTTGTTACAAATGAATTGAACTCAGCTTCAGTTATAGTGACTTCTGCTTTAGTTCTAGCTGATACATTAATATCATTTTTATCAGCTTCTGTTTTTGCTATTTTATAAAATTGTCCGTTATCTAAAATTACAAATGCCATATTAAACTCCTAAATCTTCAAAAATATATAGACCACCTGGATTACCTGGTTGACCGCCTTGTGCAGGGGTACCTCCACCTGCTCCACCTGTTCCAATATCTGGTGCCATAAATATTTTCATGTCTTGGTTGTTACCGGTAAAATCAACTGTTGCACCTGGTGCAGTACCTGGTGTTCCATCCGATGCTTGATAAGCAGGAGAAGGACCTCCACCAGCTAAATTTTGTCCTCCGTTTGCTGTAACGTTGGTATCAAGAGTCGTGGTTCCACCTATTCCACCAACTGAATAAGGTTCTGAGTAAGGTGCTGTTACTGGAAAAAAGAATGATCCCATTCCACCTGTTCCACCATCTCCACCTGGTTGTCCTGGTCCTCCTTGAGGTGTGGTAAACGCTCCGCCTCCTCCATTTCCTCCGCCTCCAGCAGCATATACAATTACTTTTGTTGCTGTTGGGTTAGCAGTATAAGTTCCGCTAGTTGGTCCACCTTCATATTTTACGGCAACCATGTTACCACCGCCTGCTGTTCCTGTACTAGCAGCAGTAATTCTTCCTTGAGCATCAACTGTAATTGATGCTAAGTCGTAAGAACCTGCAGTTACTGCAGTGTTTGAAAGTTGATCTGGACCTACGGCATCGTCTGCAATTTTTGCTTGAGTTACTTGTAATGCACTGATCTTAGCAGTAGTAATCGCATTGTCAGCGATCTTAGCAGTAGTCACTTGGTTTGCAGAAATTTTTGCACTTGTAATTGCATTGTCATCAATTTGTGCTGTAGCAATTGTTCCACCTAAAGTGTTTAATGCTATTTCATTTAAATTTGTTCCATCAGAATAAGCAGCAACGATTGCAGCTTCACCTGCAGTAAAACCAGAACCACTTGCAGTTTTAATTGTAAGGTTAGTTACTCCAACAACAGCAGATAAATCAATAATGTAAAATTTTTCAATTCCATCTGGAATAGTTACAGTAGATGCAGTTGTTAAAGTTCCAGTAAATTTAAGAACCATATTTCTTGCATTTGATAATGAAGCATCAGACATTGCAAGAGCAACAGTACCACCGTCAGTTAAAGCTACTGCTTCATAACCTGCGATTGCTTGTTGTACTAAATTTAAATTTGTATTTGTTTTATCACCCCATTGTCCAGCGTTTTCGCCAGTGACCATCAATTCGAGTTTTAGATCTGTTGAGTAACTAGATGCCATAAAAAATTTCTCCTAAATAATTATAATTTTACCTTAATCATGCAGCTAAATCAACCTCTGTCCATACATTAGTAACTCCAGGATCGACCTCTTGCCATGAAGTGATATTAAGGCTACCTGCAGTAGAAGTCAACTCTATGCCTGTAACATCTACAACAGAAGTACCAACTACTGTTACAGAGCCAATGTTAGCTGTTAATTGTATGCCAGAAACACCTACTATTTGAGCAGGTATTTCTTCTGCTTCTCCAATGCTAGAAGTAAGTTGTTGTCCTGTAGCAGGTTCATTTGTAGATTGTTCTAAAGCAATAGTGCCAATGGACATTGTAGCCTCTGTTCCGGTGACCGGTACATCTTGTTTTGTACCACCGACTACTTGACCAATATTACTTGTTAATTCGATACCTGTTACATCTACAGTAGCTGTACCTGTGATATCTGCAATAGTTCCAATTTCAGCATCTAGCTGATCCTCAGAAGCTAGTACAAATATATCCTGATCAATTTGAATTGAAAATGAAGGACTTGCATATGTGATTTGTAATGCATCTGGTGCAGTTACAGTTACTTCAACATCAGTAAATGCAGTTTCATCTCCAATAGATGCTGTTAATGGAATACCTGTGCCTTCAGCAGGTATTACAGAATAGTTAACACCCCAACCTAAGTTACCAAAAGTGTCTCTACCCCATCCAGCACCAATTAAATATGTTGGATCAACTGTTAATTGACCTGGAGTAGATGTTAATTGAGAACCTGTTATAGGCACTCCTATATCAATTACTTCTTCACCAATTCCTAAACTTAATTGTTCACCTGTAACAGATACGTCTACATCAATTCTTCTTGTCGCTTCACCAATAGATGAAGTCAAAGAAATTCCAGTTACATCCACATTGGCATCACCTACAAATGTAAGAGTTCCTATTGAGAATGTAGCTTGAATTCCAGTTGGGTTTGCAAAAGCACCTGATAAATCACCCCAAGTGTTTTCACCCCATGTATCACCACCCCAACCGACTTGTAATTCGGCATCAGCAGTAACAGCTCCTATCGAAAAAGAAGCAGAAAGATTTGTGCTACTTAGGGATGTATTTTGATCACCGAGTGTACCCCAGTTCTCGAAACCCCATGTTTGTTGTCCCCAAGTAGCCATATCATTTTAGTTCCTTAATTACGCAATTCTTAAAATCGCAGCAGAAGTTGTGAATGCAGGGAACT